GTCCATTTAAAGTTTCGCTAAGGATAATAAGCAACTAACATCTAAAAAAATAAATAAAAAAAAGATAGAAGAAAAAGCCTAGATTTAACTAGGCTTGGTTTTAAATAGAGGTCTAAAACCAGCTTCTACCCATTTATGTTCTTGGTAATCCCAAACCATAAAATGCAATAAAGCCGGATTAAATAATTTACCTTGTCGTACCCATTCTTGGTAGTTCTTAGGTACTGGTAACCTATCGTGGTGTTTAGTCATAATTAAAGATCCTCCTCCTTAACATCTAAAGACTTATAAGCTTGCAGTAGATCGTCATCACTAACGTCATCCTGGTTATCAAACCATATACGTTCAGCTTCTGCACGTCTGGCAGCCTTTAAGCTGTCTTCTTGGTGGTTGTTAGTCATGATTCAATAAGCTCATAGTTCATTTGACAACTAAATAAAAAGTCGTATGTGTTTGTGACTTTATAACCTAAGTTAATAAGTCTCATATGTTCCTTATCTGCTTTTTCTATTGAATCAATAGAATTATGAGAATAAGTTCTTGTAATATATTTAGAAGTCATTTAGTACACCTATTAAATTCTTGGATTGCTTCATCCTTTTGTGATATATGCCAAGACCTTAAAACTGGTTTAGACACAGTACCATTAACAACTAATAAAAGTTGATCGGTTATTGTCTGCACTAATGAAAGAGTGCCGTTTGATTTAATAATCATTTAATTAATTAGTTACTGGGCAGTATTTGTAGCTCTTCCATAGCTCTAAAGAACTACATAAGAACTACTAAGATCCTCTATTAAGAGAACCCTATAGAACCTCCTTAGAGGCTCTATAGGATCGTCTAAGAGCAATAGTTGATAATCTTTGATGCCATCGTAGATATCTCTTCATACTGTCGCTTCATTATTATTCCGTAGATACTTGTATCTGATCCTTCAATGCTTGGAAGATCTTCAAAGTATCCCCTGGAAACATCCTCACATAACCACTTAGCCAACCCGTAGTTATAGACATTAACTAGAGAATCACAAATAGTATCAATATGTTCATAAGCTTCATCTTCATTGTTAACGTCATAACCTTCTACAAGATTCTCTAATAAAGAATGGATAATGTCATATCTCCAATCATTAGGAGATTCTTCATTGTGTAGATCCATAATAAAATTTTGGATCTCTTCTCTATTCTCTAGATCCTCTTTAAGACAGTAGAAACAACCAAGACCTGGTTCTCTCTCCTTTCTCTCTAGTGAGTTATATAGAGTCTCTAGATTCTCTCTGAATAATGTTTTAGTAATCATTTGATTAATAATTTACTGGGCAATAGATTTCTCTAAGAGAAACCTTTTAAACCTCCTTAGAGGCTTAAAGGGTTTTTCTGTTTACATATTGAACCAGACATAACCTTTATCTATTAAAAGCTGCCTTTCATTGTCTGAAAGATTAACTTCATAGATCCCTTCCTTGTCAGTCTCTAAGTATTCAATACCTAAAGATGCAAAGTCTTCCGCTCTTTCCTTGTTTACAAACATGATTAATAAATAATTACTGGGACTAGTACTGCTATCTATTAGGTATCTATTAGGTATCTATTAGGTATCTATTAGGTATCTATTAGATAACTAGTACTGTGTACAGTATTACTAGACGGTGGGCATCGATAAAATGAAATAAGAAAATCTTAACATTTTGTAACAATTAGATCCTTAATACCTGCTAACTGGATTATAAGTCCAGTAAGAACCTAGTTATATCAATTATTTATAGACACTAACAACAAAATCTACAGAAGAAAGTCTATGCATAGGGGTAAATTTTGTTTTTGTATATATGCGTAAACCCTTCAAATTTTTGTTCCAAAAAGTTTTTAACCCTATCTGAAAGACACTAAAAGATATTTATAAGTTACTTAAAGATACCTAAGGGTAACTATAGGTTATCTATAGGATAACTAAAAGATATCTATGGGTATCTATGGTTAACTATAAAAGTTATCTATAGGTATCTATAAGATCCCTATAGACTGCCCAGAGTTGTCTTATAGGGATCTTATATTATTTATTTTAGGGTTGCTGATAGCGGTTAGTCTATTTTACCAACTATTAGATACTTATTTACTGCTTGTTTACTTGTTAGGACTTGTTGTCTATTTTGTTATCTGCTTGTTCACTGCTTATTTGCTATCTATTAACTACTTATTTTAGGTCTTTAATTATCTTTAATTATCTATGGTCGCTATCCCCCCCTATAGTCCCCCCCTTTCATGGGTTATTTATCTACAAGTACGACCTAATAAGTGTTACTTATAAATCCATCGGTATTTCCATTAGAATTACTTATTTGAGTGGGGGACATTCCTAGGGCTGTTTGAGTGACGGTGTTGTTTAGGTAAGACCCCCAGTTATCTAAGTGAACTCTTAGTAATTCATCCTTTCTGGATTTGATGTTACGGTCTTCATCCTGGTTCATATATTCAGTCCAGTAAGCTACTGCTCCTGATAGAGCATCTAATATGTCATCGTGTACAAGAGAACCTCTGTGTTTTGTTATGCGAGACATCTGATAGAAGAGTTGAAGCTTTAACTTACGTTCTGGTGCTTCGTTAGGGTTAGATCTATAGTCTTTTTCCACTACCTTGCGGTCTATTATCAGTCTGTGAGAGTTTAGAACTGGTTCAAGGGTGTCTATTATGCGTAATTCTTTAGTCTTTGTATTGCGTACGTCTTGTACTTCACAGGGGTGGTAACGGAGAAGGAAGGGTTTTAGAAGTTCAGCAAACATACCACCACCCATATTTGATTCAACGAGTATGGTATTTACTTTATTTGTCTTGGCTATTTTGGATAGGGTTGTTAATACAGCGTCTGAATAGCCACCGTTAAGACCGCCTGCGTCTGGGACGTATAGGTTACCGTTTAGCATCTTTACTACAGCGTAACCAGTGGCATCTCGTCCTTTACCAGAGGGGTCAATGAACATTACAGAGCCTGTATATTCAATCCAATCACCAAATTGCTGTGCAGGTCTGTAGAAGTGGTCACCGTTAAAGCCAACACATGGTAGTTCTTTGATGACGTACTCGGGAGAGGAAGACCAAATTACTTTTTCTGGTGCATGATCAGGGTTAACACTGCTGATGATGAGGTCTGATAGTTTAAGAGGGTATCTATCCTGGTCTGATAGAGATGTATCTAGCATAAACTGTAAAGAGAACCCAGAGCGTCCGTATGAGGCTTCACGTTCCATGAGATCTATTGATGAGAATCTATCAGGGTCAACAGGATCTTTAGGCTTTACAAGCTCTTCTGATAGCCTCTGAGCTAACTTAGGAGCAAGTCTATCTCCATAGTTGTTTTTAAGTTCTGGATAACGTGCAGTCCATATGCGTGTTGTATATCCTCTTTCTTCCAGTGTTAGATATAAAGATTGTTCTGTTTGTGGAGTTCCTAGAAAGGTAATTTTACCGTTAGGTTTGAGGATTGCATCAAATTCTTTTACAGCCTCACTTAACTTGTCTCTCATCGGTTGAGTAAAGCTGTTATTTGGTACTTCCACATCATCAGCAATCACTTCATCTGCTCTACTACCAGCCATCTGTCCTAAGACACCCTGAGATTTAACAGAAGGGGCATGATCAGCAGATGCAGGCCCAACATCAAAACTTATCTTAGAGTTCCTCTGAGTGTCTTCTGGACGCAGTGGAGCTAATATTGGCATCTCATTGATGAGACGCATAGTGAATGTAGAGAAATTATCTGCTCTATCTTTACTTGCAGAGACAACAAGGAACTTTAATTGTGGATTCATACGTAGTTTCCACACAACATAGGTACTTGTTATCCAACTTTTACCTACTCCCCTAAACGCCTGTATGATCTTTCTACGAGGTCCATACTGTAAATACTCAGCAATGTCTAATTGAACTGGTGTGGGGTCTGGTAGGTTTAGATGACGCCACGTTATGATTAGAAAGTATCTAAAGTCTTGTAGTTTTTCTGGTAAAGGTTGCAATTATCGTTCTAAAGCAGGTATTACATCAAGGTCTGGAAGGTTTGACATAAGATCTTCCATAGGACTCTTCTCCGTTG